CGTCCCCTGGTAGTAATCAGCTCCACAGCTCTCACGGAAAGGACCATCCGTGAAAGTCTTATTTGCGTTAAAACGAAAGCCGAGAAACTCTGCAAACTCCATATAACGGAGAGCATGACGCCGACGTAGGATTACGTCGTCGCCATACACTGCAAATTCTCTCTTGGCAACGTAGTTCTCAACGGAAGTCTCACTCGAGGTGGCATAAGTAGCCGCCCAGAAAATGAGAGATTCGACCGCGAAGGTCGTCCCGTTGCCCATCCCTGCATACATGTGGTAGTCAAAAAGACCGCCTCCGAATTCCGGAGGGGCTTCATACCCAGGCGTCCGAAGACGCAAGAGTAACTTTGACCATGCAGCAGGAAATGAGAACGCAACCAGCATTTTTGCAATTAGATTGGACGCATCCGACTTATCTAAAGTGCAATACCCGTTAGGGGAGGTCCATTGGCTAGACCCCTCCTTAGCGAGTCGCTGGTTCCAACCTTGATTCGTCAGATCAACCCCTACTTGTTTTAGCAGGGGAACCATCACCGAGTGCACTCCAAGTTGGAGCATCCCGGAACAGGTAGGTTGTGCTCCGATGGAGCGGAGGCTTGTGATGTTTTTGTGGATAAACATCAACCGGTCGTGCCTTACGGCATTAGCGGTGAGCCGCTCTCGCATTACACGCAGGAAACCCTCACGGGCAGATGGGTTACCGGCATAAACCGGATCCATCCCTACGTGTGCCCAGACTGCTTTGTCAAAGCAGAGGGCACGAGCGGCAAGCTCAATTGCTTGTGGGACACACTCGTCTGCTTCCAGCTTGCGCTGGTAGTGGACTTCGCGGCCGCGGATCTCAACAGTGGAGCCCGGACCGTAGTGTGCCAACTCAACAATATCGTCCTCTGGGGGAGTCACTCCCAGAACATGGACGAGAGCTGATCGAAATCTGGCAATCTCTCTCGCAAAGGGTACGGGAATACCCCGTGCTTCGCGGTTGGCAAGCGCTACGAACTTTTGGTTCAAGCGTGCACAACGAGACTCGATGCGGAACCACTTTTCCTTTGTCAAGGACCAGCGGTCGACGTCCGCATCGACCAGTTTCTTTACAACAGCTAAAGCTTGGGAGTTAACCCAAACTTGGCGGGCCGACGCAACTGCACGGCTCGCATTCTGTTGTTCAATGGAAGCATAAGCTAAGAAGGGGTGACCGGCTCGAACAAGCGCGGCTGCCTCTAAATAGTTACAGCAGTCTCCATATGTATGCGATAACTCTTCCAAAACAATAGCTGCGACTTCGACAGCCTGTACAGGTTTTACCTGAAATACAGTTTTGGCGGCACTCGGTTTCTGAGTGTGGGATCCGGTCTTTTTAGACATAAGGTTTTACCTTTTTCGGGTTGGGGGAGTAAATCAAAAACCAGGGAAAAGTGACGAGTCATTCACAGGTGAATATCACCCGTGGTGCCCACGTCAGCAGCCACTTCAGCTGCCTGTGTCAGCGCTTCGACAACGTATGCTTTCACCGCCACGGGATCAATCCCGGGGGGTGTCGTCACAGCGATCGAAACTGTCACAGATTTTTCCAGGCCCGTCGTTGCGGTGGCAGGAGTCGAGAAGCCGCGTTCGAAGCGCACATTCGTGCGCAGCGGCTTACTCGCACCATCCGCGGGGGTACGACGGAGTGCAACTGTGTCTACGTGCGAGACGGTATTACCGTCACGCGCGTACATCGTGTCGTTGCGATCCACGGTGTGAAGACTCACCGAAATGTTACCAATAAGTGGCATGGCATTACTTTCTTTTTCCGCCCGTCGACAGAAAGGTGTGAATAAGAGCTAGCCCGTCGGCTATTCTTTTGCTGCTCAGGTCAATACGAAGCTTGAACCGAACATCGGCAGCGGACGCAGGTGTGCGTCGCTGCCACTTTCCACTCCGAGTTTCAGATACAGTGCCCGAAGCAGAACCTCCGGATATGGCGGGCCCGAACTGTTGTACGAATGCCAGGTCGAATTCGACCTTTGCCACGGACCAGGCGGCGAGGATCTTCCCAGATCTCGCCTCTGCAGTAAGCGCATCGTAAACGGCGGCTCCATTATGGAACCAATCGCTCACGAAAGACAGGGGAATGGCTTCATATAAAGCCATCGGAACGCGATTCCACCT